TTCTGCTGGACTTAATTCCTCTGAGGCAGCAAATAGTGGTTGTGCCGCCGCTTCTCTTCGCGCTTTTGCATCTGCTGCTTTTATAACCGGCTTAGGAGCTGCTGATGCTTCTGCTAATGTTGAACTTGCTGAAAAGATTGGTTCTGAAACCATTGATTCTTCTACGCCCATTTCTTCCACGCCCATTTCTTCCTCATCCATATCCTCCAGATATGCTGATGATGATGCAGCCGATGGCTGAGATGGTACTATTCTTTTAGATGGATATGAATCTGTATTAGTAATTCGTACCATTTCCATTTCATACGGTTTTACTTGAGCGCTTTCTTTATAGCTCTGTGAATATCTCATAGGACTTAATGTAATTTCATTTCTTACAAGTGTAGTGCTTGGATTTGTATTTGATTTAATATCACTTGGATTTACTATTTGTGGTACATCATCATTCTTATTACGATTATAATTCCACATCGCACTACCAGAACCAGCATACGGAAATGCTGAAATTGGATTAGCTACATTAGGAGGTGACCCATAGTATCCCGATTGAAGCGGTCCAGGCATTGCTGCATAGCTATTTCCTGGTGATACAAATCGTTTCACTGGTGGATTGCCTCCTCCTGGTAATACTCCATATGACAATAGTCCTTCTGGACCGCCAGTTGGACCTCTAAGAGGAGCGCCCCTATAGCCACTGCCTCTTGGTCGTCCAATCGGATTACCAGTAGGAGTATAACCCCTTGCTTTTCTTTCATCCATTTTTGGAACATTACCCTTATGAAGAAGTACAGATTCTCCTATCTTCACATTTACATTAACAGACTGAGATAAACCAGAGTCCTTCTCTGATTTCTTCTTTGATTTCTTTTTTACTTCCTTCTTTGATTCCTCCTCTTTTTTTACCTTGTCCTTCTTTACTTTTCCGCCCTTCTTGTATTCTCTTGGAGTATTCGCCCACGAGGGTAGTAAAAATACCATTTCTATCTACACAGAATATTATTATTTCATTTTCCATTCAATCGGGTCAAATCGTTTGTAAAATCGCATTGGCGTTGAATACATATTAATATATAAAAAACTGTATGGGTCAGCCGTAGCGTATTCATAGAGTTGTAATAATTTATCTTCGTCCGTACCTATCTCCTTTACAAATGAATCTAACTCTGCTTGATTTTCTGTTCGGAAAAATACAATACAATCCAAATTAGAACGAATCAGCGTCGGCATATAGGTATTGTATTTCTGGAGCAAATAGATATTCGTAATATTCATGTGGCGATTTTGAGTCGCTAATTTTGTAATCAAATTCGCTTGTTTGCTTTTTAGAACATGAATGCAATCATCAAATACAATACAGTAATGCGGCTTACCCTTCTTCTTCTTCTTATTATGAAGCTCTGTAAATGCTTCCGTTCGCGCAACAATATCCATTAGCACATCGTTACTTAATTCATCATAATACTGGTCGCCAATATCATCAATCAATGGTTTCATTTTATCATCATTCATTGCGGTAGGACTCACTAAAAATATTAAATCAAAATGCTTATACCACGGCGATTCTTTCTTCATTAATAGATTGAGAATTAAATTGCTCTTGCCTCCTCCTTTTCTGGCGAACATTCCCATATTACACGGTTTTAATGGAAGAGGACCACCTGCCGTATCCTTTTGAGAATCATATGGGGCTAATGCACGAGTTAGTTCTGTAGCCATCTTTATAGAGTGTTAGATTGTTTTTGGAATAATTATCGCAAATCCATATCGTGCTTCTTTGAACCATTAAGCCAAGAAAAAATGCGTCCAAACGCCCAGGCATTCTTACTAAGCTTTTGACTCATGGGCGCTTTGACTCCCTTCTTGAATGACCCCAACATTCGGATACTATCTGGCTGGGTTGTATAAGCCCCGTATGCTCTGTCCCTAATTTCAGTTAATATCTTCATAGGCACTCCGCTTATTTTACTTAGTTCCGCAAGGCTATAGGAACGGTCTTCTAAATTATTCTTTTTTAGCCACTGTTGCCGATGAGTCAGTCCCATTTTATATAGGATAGATTTTAAAATCTTCCACGCATTCTATTCTGATGTCCCAATACTTGTCCTCCCCTTTTATAAATGAATTCTTCTGCTACATTTCCTACATCTCGGACAACATCTGTTATTTTTACTGCTGCCGTCTTGGTTAATTCTGGAAGTTCCTTAATTAGTTTATCAATATCTTGTTTAATCCATTTACGCCCTTCCGCATCAAGAAGACCATTTGCACTTACCATGTTCGCAACCCAGTCTTGACAATTGGACCGAAAGGCATCATAAGTATAGAATTTCTCGCCCATTTGCCTACGACCCTTCTCTAAGAACTCTGCAACAGTATATTTATTCGCTTCAATGGGGACGGCATACATTTCAGCTCCTGGCTGTTTCGTATAAGCGGCATCTACTCGTCCTTCCACTTTATCTAACTTCTCCAAAACAAGATTTCCATTAATTACCAGTCCGGTATGATATACGGAATCAACACCCGCTTTCTTCTTGAACTCCTCCCAGCGACCCGCCGTAAGCAATTGCATCGCCATCACACCAGGTTTTGCTACTGGCGCTCGGACCATAGATAAACTCTGAATCTTATCCCGACCATGAGCCTTGATGAATTGACGAAACCGTTTCGGTAGATGGTCGTTACTCGTAAGGGCGCTCCACAGGTTAGTAATCTTACTCATAAAACCCTCCTCGTCGGCTTCTTCTTGGAGTGTCGCCGTTCCACCCAGTTTCATTACTGCTGGTCGCACAGGCTGAAGGTCTTGAGGTCTTCCATACTTGTTAGGCTTTGACATCGTTCTGTGTAAAGAGAATAAAATAAAAATACCAACCATCGGTAGAAGATGTCCCTTGATGGAACAAGCAACACATTTATTCCCTATACGATAAATGGTATTAACCCAGTAACAGGTTCTATTAACACTGCGAACTTTGTAAAATACAGTGCGAATACCTCTAATACAGACCTTACTGGGTTTGATTTAATCACCTCTGGAACAATCTCCGCACAAAACTTTGCGATTCCCGATAATAACTCTAACAGTGAGTCGTGGATTTCTTACACAGTTAGTACCTTTGGAAATCTCAGTACGATAGGTGGTCTGATTACAACTGATATTACTAATGGACGCTCTATGTATTTTACAGGTGGTGTCCTTGGAGCGCCCACCTTTCAGTTTGCAACCCTTGGTAATGGTGGAAAGGTAGTTTGCACCGATGCGAATGGTGTAATGAGTACCACCATCAACGCGGGACAATTATCCTATATTACAGGGCTTACCTCACAGGCTGGTGGAATAGGACAGCAGAATACCTGGACGGATATTCAGGTTCATAATGCGAATGTTTCTACCACGGGTTCGGCTCAGTTTATTCAGCCCTACAACGCAGTAAGTGCCGATATTAGCACCCTTGTCAATCGTGCGACGCTTGATAGTGCGATTGCAAGTCTTGGGGCTGGTATTTTGAATCTGGATAATATATGGGGATATGCGAATACCAATAATCTAAACGGCGGTATTAAAACCATACAGAACGCAACACAATTCAATCCAAGTCTTGATGCGAACAGCTATTTTGTCACTGGTGTTTTTCCTACCACTTATGTATTTAGCGCAAATTGGATTGTGAATCCTGTCAGTGGTCCAACAGCAAATATCGCACTTGACCCTGCAGTATTTTATTTTGATACGAACCATAAATATGTCATTTCCTTTACGGGGATTTTTGGAACAAGTGCGAGTTGGGTTGGAACTGTTTTTAACAATTCAACATCATTGACGGTTAGTGATGCGTCTATTGCGATTACGACTTCATCACAAAATCTAAGTATTACCTTTACAGCCGGTTCAAGCAATCCGACAATCTATCTTCGGTTCGTAGGAACAACTGGAACACTACGATGGACTAATTTTACCATTAAAGAAGTTGATGTTGAAATCATGGGAAATCTTGCTCTTTCTTCTCAAATAGATAGTAATATCGTACAATCCAATGGACGAACCGCCACTTTAGCAAATGGGTTGAAAGTGAATCAAACATCATTAGCAACTGCTACATCACTAACAACCGCATCATTACCAGCTGGTGTATCGGCAAGTTCTTTATCTGGTAGTTATACATTAACTGCAACTGCTGGTGGTACTACTTTTGGCATGTGGTTGGGGAGTTCATTTACTTACATAGCAGGAGCGAAATACACTTTTACCTTTACAGGGTTCTCTACCAATGCGACTGCTACTGAAGCAATGATTCTATATACTAATACTTATACTGGTGGTGTTGGAACATTTATCGGCGATTATATCGTTAATGTTCCTATTACATCATCAACTGTTTCAGGCTTTTTTACAGCAACAAGCAATAACAATGTAGTATGGAACTTTGTAAGTTCGGCTGCAGGTAGGTCAATTTCATTTACAGGATTTACATTGACACGAGCCGATACAGAAATACCTGCAAACTTATATGCTCCCAGGATTACCACTGCTACTTCCATCGCAATGACAACTGCAGGTGGAACGCTTACGATGGCTTCTAACGGAAGCACGACGCATGTATCTGGGGATAATAGTTATGCTAAGTATGGTCCAAGTGCTTCTTATCCAGGATTCACTCTTGCTGTAGGAGCAACGCCAGATGTTGGTAGTGCGAGTATCGGACAACTCATTATCACGAATGGTGATTTGTTTATTGATGCTGCAAATAGCAAGGGAATCTATTATGGAAATTATGCGTCTGGTCGTGGAACACCAAACTTTCATACATTCTATGGAAATATGCAACTTGCGGGTAATGAGGTCATAGAAGGTGGATACACTTTTAAAAAGATTGGAGGAAACGCAGGACAGAATTACTTTCTTCTTACTGGCGAGGATTCAGGAAGTTCTCCCTATATTACCTTCTATCAAGGAAACACTCGCCGAATGTATGTAGGAAATGCCTCCGCAACTGATGCGATTATTGCCTCGGAAAATGGGGCAAGACTTGTGTTTGCGACACAAGGGGTTAATCGTATGACAATAGACACAGCTGGGGCTGTTAATTGTTTGGGTAATTTTAGAAAATCAAATGATGTTAATCCAACCACAACAAGCATATCAATATTAAATGGAGGAGCATCAAATAGCCCCTATATAGATTGGACGCTAAATGGAACTCGTAAATGTTATTTGGGCTTTGCTACAGCATTAGATTTTGATTTTCAGGTAGAAAATGGAGCTCAATTAAAACTTGGGACGAATGGAGCAACTCGCATCTCTATTGCTGCAGGTGGATTAACCACAATCAACAACAGTCTATCCGTTGGCGGTGGTGATATTATTTGTGCGAACCAGCCCTTCTGTATTGTTGGTGGGACTGGTGCTGCATCTATTGGCTATGGTGTAGGAACTCCCTTTGGGAATTTGGGGCGATTATTTGCTTATACCTCTGCGGGAATGTCAAACACATTTTTAAGTGGCTGGGACTCAACGAGTGGTGTGTTTTATATTACTCGCACTGGAAAATGGAAGGTTGATTGGTCGTTCTACTGGAACAATTTTGCAGGTGGTTCTCGTGCAACGATTACAGTTCAAAATAGTTTCAGCACGACTACCGAAACTCGCTATTGTGCGTTGAATGCTGCAGGTCTTGGTGGTGATACGACACAAGCCTATAGTTCGGTGTTCTATTGTAATTCTGGTGATAGAATCTTTGCGAGTTTTCAATCTGGAAGCGGAACGCTCTATTTTGGTGGTATTACGCATACTCACTGCACCTTTTATTTCCTTTCTTAAATTAGAATGGAAGAGCCAGAACCAGTTGTAGAAGCAGTAATAGAGCCAGTCAAACAAGTAGAGCCAGTATCTACCTTTTATCAGTATGTCCCGACAGAACCCGTTGTATTTGCTCCCTATGTTCCCGTGATTAGTCCCCAGCAGGAGATTGACGAACTCCGAGAGATTGTCCGGCAGTTGATGGTCCGTGTGGAGAAAGCGTAAAAAGATTTCTGCTTATTAAGTAGAATGGCGTTTAACTTCAACTACTTCAAAGGCTCTACCATGAATCAAATCCAAAACTCCCTGCAGTACTGGATGAACGCACTTATCCCAGCAGAAGATGCAGAAAAACTCAAGCAAGAGAAGGAAAAAGAAATCTTAGCCAATGTTGTCGTTGAAGGGGTGGAAGACTCCAAAGAGGATGAACCAGCCGAGCTTCCAGTGCCTACAGTATGTTTGCCCCAATCTCATCCTCATCTATATGACTAATAAGGATATTGAATGGTTTTGTTCTAACCACGGCATACTGTTCTATTATATATGGGATTATTTCTAATCTATATCATAGAAGATGGCTACTATCGCCCAATATACTTTTTATGTATCGTCCGACAAACGCCAGTCTGGGACAAATACTGATATGAATATCCAAATGTCCCAGATTATCACCCGACAAGCGCGAAATAGTTATTTTCAAGCAACCGTACATGGAGTAACTGTCCCCTTCTCATTCTACCAGCTGTCCTCTGATATTCAAGCACTAACTGTCACCATTACACAGGGTGCTAATATATTTGTTACAACACTCAACATGACCGTTGGTAATTATTCCACAGAAACCGTCTTGGTGGAACTCGCTACGAAACTAACGGCAATCTGCGTAGGACCTATTGGTGCTTGTACTTCTTTTACTCCCACTTTCAACTTCGTCTATAATACAACGACAAGTAAAAGTACCCTTGCTCTACTAAGCACTGTTCCCAGCACCTCTCCAGCGAATACATCGGCGATTACCTTGGGGTTTGGCTCTAATCTTTCCCTTGGACTCTTCTTTGGTTTCACCTCAAGTCCCACCTTTTCTATTGGACTTTCTGCGACCGGCTCAAAACCGGCAGTCGCCAACCCAGTAAGTTATTTACTACTTCGCTCTCCCTCCTTACGACAATATAAAAATCGTGAATGGGTAGTGGAACAAGATGTTTTTTCTGATATTCTATATCATATACCGGTTCAAACCAATGCTAATACATACATCAATTGGTACGGTGACGCGCATCCTGTATCACTTGTTAATGACACGATTTCTTCTTTGAACTTCTACTTGACAACGAATTTGTCCTATACTGCCATTAACCTTCAAGACCTTTCTTGGTCTTTTCGTATGACAATTGAGGAAGTTCTACAACCGAACTATGAATCCCTTTATTCTACGGCTTTTGTAAATCAAAACTTTGTAAATGCACCTACAGAAACGGATGCAACGGAAAATGAGAAAGCACAGTTAGAAGTAGAACGGCAAGATGTTCTCAAACGCATTGAACGGTACAAAAAGAAACTGGATATTAAAAAAATAGCAGATAAGCTGGAAGCCTCACGAATTCAACCAGAAGGAAATAATGAGCCTCAATAGAATGTTCTACTACAATCAGAAGGGCAACCCCGTTCAAATCTTTAATACAAGACGCGCAAACTTTTCTGACGGCGGATTTGTTAAATATCATCCAAATAACCGATTCGCTCATGAGGATTCTATTGCAAGTTACTTAGAGCCAGGGTCGCTTGTGATTCCAACGAAAGTGGTCGCGTCCGGCGTAATGGACGGCTACAAAGGAAAACTCACAGATAAGACTGTAGAGGATGTATCAAAATTAGCGAATGTGATAATCATGCCTGGGGAATTCGTAGTAGCAAAAAAGTATGCCCGAGATGTGGAACGCTATTTAAAGAAACATGGTATTGAATTGCCTTTGAAAGAATAAAATCTACGGAGTAGTAGTCATGGTGTTAGTGCAATTTATCATCACCGCCGCAAATAACGACACCTATTTTACTATGCCCGTATCGGGTAAATGCAGTATTCGTGTGCTACATGTTGCTTACCATGCTACGGAAGCCGCTACGAACTCCCGCGTCGTTCAGATTCGCTCCGACCTCCTTCTATTTCCTTACAGCCCGGCACGATTTCTTACGATGGTAAGTAATCCATCTGGAAATATGACGATTGATGCAAGTCATAATGAATATAACCTTCAGAACATTGTTCTTCAAGGACAGATTCGTTTAGCGGTCGTTGATAATGCTACTGGCGCACAACCCGCCACTTTTCAACATTTGGTTCTCACTCTCCAGATTGAGTCTATGAACGAAAACTTTAATCCAAAGGACCAGTAGAGATGCTCCGACGAACCCACCCAAACCACTTCGCTACGGTACATACAGATTACACAAAAGAGCAGATTCCATTTATGTCATCTGCACCACTTGTGGAGGAAGCCCATGCTCCTCATCGTTCCGCGACCGAACCGATTAAGAAAGTATTACCTCCTCCTCCGAAACAAAGCAAGTTCCAAAAACGATAAAAAGATGTGAGTTCTACTCTGTTTTTTTTTCTTTTTTACCTACAGATACAAATGTCCCTTCACACCGTTGGTTCTGATGCTAAGTATATCCTCCCCGCCTCGTATGACTCCGTCCCCCAGGCGTTTATGTCAAATAAGAGCGCCAAGCCGATTCCTTGCTCTCTCCAGACTGTCAATATCCCCGCGCTGACCGCCTCGGCAAATGCGTCCGGTACATCAATTTTACAACTCCCGTGTGGCAGCTCTAGCGGAATTATGTTGAACCCATACATCCGCTTTGATGTTGTTCCCACGGGCGGTGATGGTACTTCGGTATGGAAGTGGAAGGGTGTTAGTAAGTCGGCATCTTCTTTGATGAACCGTCTTTCTACCTACATCAACTCCGTCCAGGTTGATAATATCCAGAACTCCGACGCGGTTTATGATTGCCTCTTCGCCCACTCTACTTCACACGACTGGTATTCGCACGACGCACAGGTCCTTATGGGTTCTAATGTGGAAACGACAGGACAGGCTTCACAGACAGTTGTTCTGCCCCTTATTGGTGCGCTCGGCACTCAGCAGGGTGTCCCTCTGTTTGCCCTCAACGGCACTCTCCAAGTTCAATTGGACTACAACTCGGTTGCTCGTGCCTTTTACCAGTCGGCTGGTACGGCAATCACTGGCTTTACAATTAGCAATGTGCAACTTGTTTATGACAAGGTTTCGGTAGAGCAGGGTTTTGTGGATAAGGTGAAGTCGGATATGGCGCAGGGTCGCAAATATGTCCTTGGCTACACCAACTTCCAATCTACCACCATCCAATCAGCTGCTGGTACTGCCTTCTTTAACTACGGTCTAAATGTGTCTTCCCTACGCGCCCTTGTAGGTCAGCAAATTCTATCAGCCGACCTTACTACAATTGGTAATCAGGGTCTTTCACTTGTGAATGGTCTATCACAGTTCCAGGTTTCACTTGATGGTCGCCTCATTAACTCCAACACCCTTAACGCAGCCACCAGCCCCGCCCTTGTGTTTGCCGAACTCAACAAGTGCTTTAGCCGTCTGTTTGATGCGTCCATCACGGACATTACTACCGGTCCGGCTGGTGCTTCTCCCTACGCCACACACTCCTTTGCAGTTGGTGTTTCAGCGCAGCGCACCAATGAGGCGCTTGCCTTCAGCGGTTCGCCCGTGTCGGTTGTTGGTGTGAATTTTACCACAACTGCGGCTACTTTCACGATGTTCTTGACCTTTATTTCGGATTACCAAATTTTAATTGACAGCTCGGGAAGCATTGAAATCATCCGATAAAAATTGAAATCATCCGATAAAGTAGATGTATCAGATTCTTCCTTATTCATACCAACAGGCAAAACGCCTCGGTGTTTTTATTACTCCAAGCGATAATAGCAAGAAGAAGATAGATGTGTTTAAAGGGAATAAAAAGATTGCATCCATTGGCGACCCAAACTACCAAGATTATCCGAACTATCTTAAGAAGGACAGGGCATTGGCTGAGGAGCGCCGCAGACTCTATCATCTCCGTCACAAAGGAAATTCCGATAATGTAGGCACTCCGGCTTACTACGCTTCAAAAATATTATGGTAGGTCCAGTCGTTTTACTGCCTTATTAAAAAACTCTTCATTCATTTCTATACCAATCGCATTACGCCCCATGTTATATGCTGTACCTACAGAGTTTCCAGAACCAAATGTAGGGTCAAGAACTGTTCCGCCTACAGGGCAATAACGCCCAATGAGCCATTTATAAAGCTCATTTGGTTTTTCTGTAGGATGAGAACCACGAATACCTTTTTTATCAATATTAAGAATGGATAGAGAACATCTCACTCCATCACCCCCAGATGCAATAAGGCGTTTTTTACTACCATAACAGTTTGTATTTTTTGCATTTTTATCATTAGTATCATTCCACGCTTTTTTACCTGGAGCATCCTCATCAATACGATGATAGAATGCACCATTTTTACTAAACACATAAATCATTTCATGAGAACGCATCGGCATTTTATTCGCCATTAAAAATGATACACCGCGTTCCTTATTCCATACTAAATCATAACGAAACTCATTAGGATTACTTTGGATAAGTTCATATCCAAACCTGGTAGTACAAAAATGGATACAGGGAGTATGCTCGTTCTTACGAATCCGCTTAACTTCCTTCCAAAATTCTTCAAGATTAATTTTAATATCCCACGAGCATGGTTTATTTTCAACGACGATATTTGAATTAGGTTTTCCAGGTTCGCATTTTCCAACACACTTACCACTACGCTTAGCACTAAGACATCCATAAGGTAAATCACAAATAATTAAATCACACGACGCTGCCGGAAGTTGCTTCATAATTTCAAGACATTCTCCGTTGTATAAAGTAATTTCTACCATCTACTATACATCATTAAATTGGATTCATTAAATGAACCGCATTTAATAATTAAAAAACGCTTAATTCACGGGACTGGTATGGATTGTTATGCAGTTGATTGAGGCGCTTATCAATCTTCTCCAATGCCTTCATACGCTTCTCCGCTTTTGCTTGGTACTTTGTAACTTTGTAATCATCCTCATCACTATCCATACTATCCTCATCCGCAGTAGTCGTTTCCGTATCATAGGAGTACTTAGGAGGAATCTTCTTCTTCGGCGCTTGTTTGCGTTCGCGACGCTTACGGGGCTTTACCTCAGGCTCTGATTCGCTATATTCAGACTCCGACGGCGCAGGGGTGGGCTGCGGAGTTGGCTCTGGAGTTGGCTCAACAACTTTGTTCTTTGGCTTACGCACTTGCTTTGGTTTAATCTTTACAAGAATTTTATCCTCTGGAATGCTCTCTGGGACAGCTTCCTTTACAACTGCACGGCGTTCTACTGCCTTTGCCTTATTGCGTTCAATCAACTTCTCCAGGTTTGCCTTTTGCTTTTCCGACATCGGTTTCTTTTCACGAACCTCCCTCTCATACTTGGAAGGAGAAATCTCCTTCATAACAGGCTCTGGTGGGGGCGGAGGAGGGGGCTGGGGCTTTGGAACAGGTTTATCCATCAAGACGACTTCGCCAATGGGGGTAGGAGGTTTAGAGGCTTTGCGGGGCATGTTTTCTTCTTCTACTGACACGACAACAAATTAATTTCGGACCGGAACGCATTTTTAATTAATACCGCCTCCGCGACCCCGAACCATTCGTTGCCCGGACATTCCACCGTGCGCCATTGCTGGTTCGCCACCGCGACCCATGATACGACCAAGACCCCCCTTTATTCCACCCATTGGAGCATTATACACGCCGTATGGAAATCCACCAGGCATATTAACACGACCACCATCTGCCTTAGCATAATACATCTTACCATCAGGCATCATGTGACCGCCCACCATACCACCATCAGCCATCGCCATACCACCACGACCCATCTTCAACTCAGTAACTGCATCCTTCACATCCTGCACGGAAAGGTTTGCCTTTGCAGCCTCCGCAGGGAACTGCTTAATAACGCTGATGAGTTGTGCGGGGGTGTTAATAACCTTCGCCTTGAAACCAGCGGGGACTTCTCCACCAGCCTCAAATCGCTGTACGACCATACCACCCTTAGCGTACAACGAATTGACACCACTTGCAAGTGATGGACCAATCACTGGAATCATACCACCAAGGGCTGTGGTTGCGCCCTTAGCAACTGTCTTGGCTACATTAGCGACAAATGAACTGACCGCACCCATTTTTTGTTCTAACACTGTTTAGAAAAGAAATTCATATAGTTCTTCAATAGGAACAAGAATCATCTCGGAGCGCCATCCATCGCCTCCCTTTACACGACGATATTTATTATCAATAATCAGTTCCTTAAGAGCATCCGTAGGAATCAAATAGAGTGTAGGGGACATCGTAGGAAAAATAATGAAGTACGCATAGAAATTGGCTTCTGTAGTAGATACACCAGATGGTTTTCCATTACAGGCAATCTCAATAGCCACATTCCCAGTACGACAAGCCATTCTATCGCTCTTTACCTCATATTTGACCTTTGCTCCTTCGTATGTTAGTTCTAAGTCCCATCCCTTACAACAGGGAGGAGAAAACTCAACAGTGTCGTGTTCTATGTAGTCAAGTAGTTTGTTTTCCCATTCTTTACCAAATGCTAAATCGCATTTAAATCCCATTCTACCGTAGTATAGATATATAGTTAGAGCATTTGGCGCGTACTAATCGCATACCATTTTTTATCAAAAATCATAAAAATTGACACTCATATAAATCTAATTATAAATCAGTGTAAATCAATAATCCATGGAGAAATGCAATCAAATCAAAGATGAGATGCAAAAAGAGATAGAGGCATTCAAAATAGTTGAAAATGAGTATCTTACTAAACATGCAATTCATACACAAAATGTTAGACAATTGAAATCTAATCTTAAAATTGCTTCAAACAGTTATATTAAATGTCGTGATTGTAAATCACTTGTTAAAATAATCAATATTGAATCACATAAAAATACTATGAAGCATATTATTTCATCACTTCCTAAGTCAGATAAAAAGGGCGCACTCTAAATAATCCACCCATTTCGCGTACAAATTACGAGTGTCTATTTTTTTGTAGAGTCGTTAAACATATTAAAATTATAGGGCTAAAAACATAGTAAAAAACCTGTCTTTCCCGTCCCATTTAAAAATACTATAGACTATGGGGGTATGGTCCATCTACTATCCATTCATCAATCTCTTCATTGACTCTTCTCCATCAATTTAGTTGTATCAACCCAGAAAGGCATACTATTCAATATACTTTTAGCCCATATAACAAATTATGGATACTGTTTTTAAGAAAGAGTCGTAATCATATTAGAAATAAAAGGCGTGTCATATATTTAGAGATTATAACGCAAAAAAACCCAACAGCACCATGGAGGTACTGTTGGGTGTATTAGAAATCGTTGGGGCTAATTCAATAGTCATAATATAATTTTAAAAGTGATGATTTAGCCCTACTCACTATCAGAGTCAGAAGATTCAGATTCAGAGTCGGTCATCTCCGCAAGTTTCTTTGCTTTCTTTGCAGCCTTCTTTGCTTTCTCTTTCTCAAATATCTTCTTCGCTTTCATTTTCTCCTTATCCTTCCGTTCCTTATCAAAGAGTTTCTGAGCTTCTTCCTTAACTTTTCCTTTGAGCTTTTCATTTTCCTTTCGTAGTATGTCATTTATTTCTTCCAAGTGGCGCAGTTCAGAATATCGTGCTACATTAAATTCCGTCCAACGCTCTTCCCATATTTTATCAACTTCTTGTAGCTTTCTCTTCTCTGA